GCGGGTTTAAAAAATAGCATTCATAAATGCTAGTGGGTCACGACTCTGTCTGATCAATTCGGCCAGACTGCTAGTCATGCCAGGCAATTCTCTTGCCGGTACAAAACCCAAAGACCTCATCTTTGTGATTGGTGCTATCCACCTCGATGTGGTCCATGCTTTGTACACTCCTCTGTATACTGAGATATTCGGTTGTGTCTCGATTACTAACTCGTATGACACCTTTTCTCTCAGTAAAGACTGCACAGCTTTTTCTCTTATGTTTTTCCTGTTCACAATATCATAATCCAGGTTGAACTTGTCAACTAACATCTGTATATATTGGTTTACACCATACTGTATCGGGGCGAACTTTTGCATTGTATGCTCGTTTACGCTGTTCATTGCCTTCCTCTCCAGCCTGGACGCTCTAACTTTTCCCTCCTTGTTAGCGCCTCCTTGCACTGGATGGTAATCTCTGAAAGCTGCCATTACGTCTACCGTGACCTCGAACAGACTGGCCACAAAGCTAAACATTTTCTCTTTAACAGCGGCGATGATCCTACTGTCACCACCACGTGCTACGACTTCATCAGCCCTTGTTTCTATGGCATTAGTGAGAGCCATCAAGTCATTCGGTGCAGCGGTTTCCACCCGGCCGTGTACCATAGTTGCAACTGCTCTAGCTAAGTATTGACTCGATGTTGAATTCTGTGCTCTCGTGTCAACTCTCAGAAACTCGCCAATCGTGCCTATATTTGTTTTAGACACCTGAGCCCGTATTCCTACTGATTTTGCATCCTCCATTAATCTTAAGGCAGCTCTCACATTGGGAGTCGTCGCAAACATATCATCACCATTGTGAAGTGCGTAGATTACTGCGTTGTCTAGTCCTGCATGCACCAAATACACGCGGTTAAGTACTGTGTTCATGAACGAAGTCAGTCTCCACCCGCTCATCAACGTACCATTGATGTTTACAAGTTTATCCAGTTCATTGTACTTAACAGACATATCATTTACGCTGTCTATAGTCCACTCGATTGACTCAATTTGCTCAGCCGTTAACGCACCTGAAAATACATCACGCCACGCTGTTAACACCGCTTGCATGCTTGGAATGCTATGCTGGCTGTTAAAGTCATCATAATCGAAACACAGTGGAACGCCCAGCTTGAACGTTTCTATGACTCTCTTAATATATTTTTCATTAGCCCTCTTTCCTACTGGGAAGTAGCTAGGCAGCATGTCTTCGCAATTACCCATTGCGAAGTCCGAGTGAAGAAAGCTGGTAACATCGCAACCATATAGTGCTCGCACTTTTCCCCATTCATACTTCGTGCTTGTGGACGCATATATTGCTGGTTTCCTGTTCTTCCAATATTCGTACTTGCCATTGACATTCGCTGCGAACCACGCTGATTTTATCTTTGCTTCTCTTGGCAGCATGGTCTTCAGTCGCTTATCACTGTCGTACTGGCTAACTACCGAGCCACCTGGCATACTAGACCACCTTCCAGACCAGTACTGATCCCAGCTGATCTTCATCGGTTTTTTACCTTCTGCGAGCGCCTCACTGAAGATCTGGCGAGACAACTCATAAACACGCTTCATAGGTATGGGTACGGTTACAGGGTTTGTTCTGTGGTCAACTTCGTCACGCCAATTCACACTATCGAACACTCGGTTTCTCAAAACCTGCAGTTCGTAGATACAAGCTAGGTCGTCCCTAAACAGCGTCTGTAATTGCTTCGCTGCTTGACTCTCTGCTTTCAACAGCTTCATGTAATCCTGTGGACTTTCAGAACTCATCGCAATATACGCTAGGTGCTTTACAGCAAACAGTGGTGCAACAAATATATAAGCGCAATGGGTCACCATGCTAACTTTGTTGTCTATATCCAGTTTGGTTCTGATGTCATATAACATCTGTGCCGTAGCTAACCTTGTATCGGTATCATAAATATCGGTCTTCACTCGCTCCTTGATTTTCTGGTACATCACTGTAAGTTCTTGAGTATTCAAGAACATGTGGTGATCCTGGGTTATCTGACTAACCTCCATTTTACTAATTTGTTCCAAAGTTTTCTCGTTAAATCTCGGTACTTCGTTGGGTAGGTGCAGTGCATACTCTTCGTGGTAGTAGTCTTCGTTGTTCTTGCTGTCAATGCCACACCTAAAGTTACCACCAATCATCGCCCCAACAGTGGCCATGGTCTTAGGCGTGTATCTCGACACCATATCTAGCCTGACGTAAATAATCTTTGTCACTACATTACCTTCACTATCACACACTCTAAAGTCATCCACTTCGTTCACTTTCCGCTTCTCAACCATCTCGTATTTTCTATTGTTTTTTCGGTTCTTATTCTTTTTAATTGTGCTGTTTTTATATGTTTTCCTAGTTTTTTGATTACCAACGCCATGTCTCACGTCAAACTCAGCAATCACCACGCTCTCCTTTGTTAATTTAGAAAAATAAGGCCGCTCGCACTCAGCAGCAGGTGCATCATCATATCCTAGTTCCAAGATGGCATAGGATGCACATTCGGGCTTACACTCCTGGTAGATGCCGTCAAGATAGGCCGGTACTGTTAGGCCAAGTTGTCCTCTTCCAACAGTTCGCCTTCCATCTGGTCCTGCCCATCCTGTTCTTGCAACTCTTCGCTGGGCCGCAACAGTCCTGTGTCCAGTGGCGCGGATGGCAAGTGGGATACAGGGGTCTCCATTACTGTTGCGGCCAGCAGAAAATCCGCATACCGGTACTTGACAGCATCAGGGTTAGTCTTCAGTACTACCACAGCAGAGTCGACAGGCGACAGGGCCTTGGGCATTGATGTGATTGCGTGATATCTCCTGTTAAATACACTCACTAACTTGCCATTCCTGTAAATGACGTAACCCTTCTTAGTGATAGATACACCCAGCGTCAATTCGGATGCTACACAGCTTATATCGCCCCAATTGTTGGCACGCTTCTCCAGCCTATCAACTGGGAATACATAAGCGCTCACGCCGTTCAGATTAGGTGGCAATTGTGGCATCACGTGTCCATTCGCGTTTGATGCCCAGTTCCTGTATGTCAAACCAGTCGACATGTCAGTCATTAACGCATTGTACCCCATGATACGCATAATGTTCATTGCCTTGTTTGCGTCGGTACTGTTAGTAGTGGTGAGACACTTATTAACAGGATTGTATACTAGCCTGACTTGGTACTTGAGAGCATTCAGGTAATATCTGTCGTCGTTGATTCCCATCGATAAGACAGGAAACAAAGCAGCCTTCACATCTCTGCAAATGACCTTGTTAATACTCACTCCATTAACGTCATAAGAGTAGACTTCATACCCACTTGTGTCGCCGTTGATATTCACAACAATATCATTCTGAATTGGCTCGCAAGCAGTGAGGTGTTTAGTGTAATCCACACCGCATCCTGTACTCCAAAGCACCTCAAATGACTTGCCAAACCTGTACGAAGCAGCCTCGACGAAAAGCCTGTAAGGGCTAGCTTCCGTGATACCGTTGATCCCCAGGCTTTCAAGCGTGAAATCGAATCCTCGGTAATCAGCTGTAAGCAGCTCGAATATCCCTGTAAACATGGCTTCGCACCCAGCAACCGCATGCACGAATATCCTTTCAGGGGAATTCTTGAAGTTGGCCCAAGTCAGATTTGCTTCTGGCCGAGGCGCGTAACCAGCACCGAGAGTTATCATAGGTAGTAACCCCCGAATAGTGCTAGCCTTAGGTAGAATAATGTCATTCACAGCTGAAATCCACGCGTTGGCTTCAATACACCGAGGCTGAGGGGTGAATAGAGCATTAGTCACAATCACATATGCCTGATCAAACTGCGCCTGAAGTCTGTTAGCAAACACAAACTTCTGCATAATGGTAAACACTTCATCAGCCGAGAATTCGTCAACATTATCAGTTCCAGCACTTTCGTGAAACTTTGACTCAAGGGGCAGCGTAATGCGCTTGACGACAGCAGGACTGCTGTAGGCAATCTTGAGCGGATAATCGCATTCAATCGCACCCACAAGACTTCTCAAGATAGAGAGCTCACGGCTTGTTAAGTTATCGACAACAGGGCAAAAAATACCATCACCGACCACCTGGGTCTCAGAGAACTGGTTGAGTGCAGCTGGTCGCGTAAACTTCATCTCACACTTCGGTTCAAATCTAACCCCGAGGTAGTCGCCATAGGACATGTTAACATGCCCGTCGTCATAAAACAGATCATCAGACTTAACCTCAAACTCAGAAGGCACAGCCTTCTTTACAAGCCAGACACGCAGCATGTTGACAAGGACGCTGACACAGTTCTCTTCCACATAGCTTGCAATGGTAGGTGAAATGATTGAAATCTCAGTAGCACGGTATCGATTACCAAGTTTCATCATATCAGCAACCACAGACTCATTAATTCGACCATAATCATCAAATAACTTCGAGTTGTACCCGTCAAAATAACCGCCATCGCTCCTGTAGAGGGGCTTCAGCATTCCGAAGGGTGAAAGCACATTAGTGAAATTGGCTCCCCGGCGTTTGTATGTAGCCTCTGATTCAGAAGACACATCGATATCAACATCGGCCTTAATACCATATTTAATGGTTCGAGCCAAGTAACTGATATCAGGCAAAACGTTGGAAAGCGGGCCAGCAAGCTGATCGTAAAGTTGAAAAGACATTGTGAAGGGGGTTTTGTTGGGT